CTTTTTTCTTCATAAGGTAATCCATAATCAGTCTTTTCATATTCAATTTTATAACCACGTGTTTCACAGAATTTAAGTAAATGAAAGATTAAACCTGCAGGTAATTCACCTGTCTTTATATCAAATAGTCTAATCTTACCATCCCAAACGCGGCGTCGAAATGCCGGCATAAATTTATAACCAGGCACGTAGAAAGAAAAGAACTCACTTAATTCTGCTTGTTGACCGTAATCACAATCAATTAACAGATTTGCGTGATTTAATTTCCTGATTCGAATTGCTTCCATCTAATGATATTACCTATTGTTTGATGTCTCCACTTAAGATTATCTATAATCTCTGTAAGTGTACTAATTATGGTTTTCCAATATTCAACCTGTTCTTCAGAAGCTTGAATCTCAGGATCTGAATCATAATAGTGATCCATATCACCTTTCATAATTTTTAATCCATTAAATGGATCCGGATCCCATCCTTTTTCAACAACTTCTTCTTGTGACATTTTACCGTTATACCAAAGCCATTTCTCCTTTAATAAACCTTTTTGTTTAAATTCAATCTTCTTTAATTGAATCTTTGCTTGGCCTAATAGTTGTAAATATTTAGCATGTAATTTTGGGGTATCAGAGGACGTTTGGTCAAGATGTAAATTATCTATCTTGCAATCCTCTTCCCACATCTGCAGAATGCGGTCGAGTTCTTTCATAATATATCTCCATAATGTATAGTATTATCTATACAAGTTCAAAGTAGGTAAATCTAAATGAGACAGGGAATGTAAGAAATTCAGTTCCAGAAGCAGTTGATTCAAATTGAATTTCACCTAAAGTAGTCGGACAACATTCTAAATATCTAACTTTCTTTAATACTTCATTTTGGCTTGAAAGAATAGAAAGTGTAATATCACAATATGTTGGTGGACTATTTGTATCTCTGTCTAATGCTCTCCTTGGTGTTTCATCTACTACTCTACGAATCCAATCATGCATTTCAGTGTATGATTGCATATCTTCATCAAGAATAATATTTGCACTAATTTCACCGTAGGTTAGAGAAGCCCCTACAAATGGTGTTTGTGCTAAACTTCTAAACGGAATCTCAGATGCATTTGCAGTAACTCCAGGATGAGAAACTGATTGTGCAAAGTATTCTAAGTTTGGAAAGTTTTTTCTATCTATAACCAGTTTATATCCAGTAGGTTGTAGATAATTTAAATTTGTTGTTAATGTTGCCATATATCTATTTATACAGAATAAAAAGGGGATCTAAAAAGATCCCCTCATTATTAATACTTAGAATTAAGCTAGAATATTATCTACTCTAAAGATTCTGTAGTATTGGTTTGTACGATCAGAAGCAAGACCGTTAGCAGGAGCTGAACCAACATAAGGGTTAGACGCCATACCATAACGTGTCTTGAAGCCGATCTTAGGCTGGAATGTGTTCTCACCAACAGCACGAACCATAGTTAATGGAACGTAAGGGCAGTAGAATAAACCAGCATCGTAAGGATTAGTACCCTTATAACCAACTGTTACATAGTCAGCTGTAGCATAAGGATCAATATAAACCCTAGTACGACCATTTAGTACACCAGCAAAAGTATTACCAGTATCATCAACGTTCAATGAAGTTGATAGAGCTGGAGCGTAATCAAGCATACCAGAAGCTGAAAGAGCTGAAGCAACATCTGAAGAACAGATGATGAAGTTACCCTTACCTCTACGAGTTTCTTTAGCAATTACGTTTGCTTCTCTTTCTAACTGAACGATTAGACCTTTGAATTTCTCAGCAGACCATCTACCATCAGCGTCTGTTGAAAGATCAAAAATACCAGCAGTTTGGATACCAGCTTGTCTAGAACCGATCTTAGCTTGAGCATTAATAGTTCTAATAACTTCTCTATTGATCTCAGCAAGGATCTCAGTAGAAAGGATATTAGCTAGTTCAGTCTCAGCATCCAAACCATGGATAGCTTTAAGATCTTGAGCTAGTTCTAAAGTGTACTCAGCTTTAAGAGCTCTTGACTTAGCTGTAACAGTAGCTTTTTCAATTGTGAAACCCATTTCAGCAAAAGATTCACCAGATCCGCCTAGCGCTTCAGCCTCAGCTGTAGTATAAGCATCACCCTTATAAGGAACATATGATGAACCTGAGTCAACGATTGAAGAGTCACCGTCAGTATCTGATACACCAGATAAGCCTGAAGGACCAGCTGTACCGTTACCAGTTGTAGCAGAATCTCCAGAGTAACCAACAGCTGCTTCGTTAAACAAAGCTTCGTCGCCATTTGAAACGCCAGCTTTAGTAGTCTGATAAGTTGACTTCATAGCGAAGATCAAACCTGTAGGACCAGACATAGGCTGTACACCACAAACATCATATGCCATTAGGTTAGGCATAGCACGTCTAACTAGAGCAATTAGAACTGGGTTCCAATTAGCAGCTTGGCTAGTAGTATTATTTTCATGAAGAGATTCTTCTCTAAGAGCAATCTCTTGGTTTTCTAGAACCGCGGCAGTTACCGCTTTTCTGTGCGAGTCTTTAATTTCACCAGCCGACTCTTCGTTCAGTACTGGATTCCATTTTTCGACTAGCTTGTCGTAAGAATTTACGTTATTCATCTTTAGGACTCCCCGTTATTTAGATGTTTTCTTAATAGCAGATAGATATGAAGTCATTGAATCTCCAGAAGTTACTTCATAAGCATCTTCTTCATCAATAATTTCTTCTTCACCACCTATTGCTTTCTTATTAAAATAAGACTCTTTGATTGTATTAACTTTTTGAGCGAAAGTTTCTTCGTCTTCAAAATCAACACTCTCAGCAAGTGACTTAAGTTTTTCAGCTTGAGTATCAGCTAGATCTTTAGACGCTTCAGCAATAACTGCATTACGCTTATAACCTTCTAATTCTTCAGCCATTTCGATTAACTTAGCAGTAGAACCGTTAAGTTGGTCTTCCAACTCTTCAACACTTTCTGCTAACTCGTCAACTAGGTCAACCTTAGACTCTGGTACTTCAATGTAAGACTCTGTGAATAGATCTTTAAGATTATTCATAAAGTTTTCTGCAACCTCGGTTCTAAGACCAGTTTCGATTGCTACTTTGTTGTCCTCGATCCATTGCTCTACTACGTAGTTCAAATATGAATCAACCTTTTCTACGAGATCATTTTTAGTTTGTTCAATCTCTTCACTAAGTTCTTCTTCGTACTTAGCTTCAAGACGATCAATTTCTTCTGAAAGCTTTGATGCAATCGCGGCTTCAAAAATTGTTTCAGCTTTACCTTTGAACTCATCAGATAAAGTAGCTTCTTCAGCAACTAGTGCTTTCAAATCTTCTTTAAAATCTGCTTGATAATCAAAAGCTTCAGCATGATCTTCAGACAGAGATTCTCCATCAAAAGCTTCAGCTTCAGTGCCTGCCATAACAGTTTTAAGAACACCAGATAACTTTTCCTTAGTCATACCTTGCATAGCAGTTACCGCAGCACCTACCATACCAGCTTTTGTCTTAGGCATTGGATCTTGTTTCTTACTGTCAGAAGCAGTTGCACCCGCAGCCGCACCACGTGAAGCGGTACCAGTTGCTTCGCCAGCTTTTGCTGTAGCATCTACTGATTGCTTTTCAGCATTTTCTGGATCATGAGCTTCTTCCACAACTTCGTTCTCAACATCGTCGTGGAGTTCTAGTTCCTGATCATTTTCGATTTTATCAGTCATTTTGACTCCTTAAATATTATTTAGCTTTGAGTAACGAGAGGAAATTCTTGAACTCACGAACCTGTGTCTCATAGAGATTAGATCGTGGAGCCTTTCTAATTTCAGTCTCCATTTTTTCAATTGTCTGTGCCTCAATGATGCCATTGTTCCATACCCATTCAACACCTTCCATAACTCCATTAACAAAAGCGCTAGGTGCAGATGGATCCTGTACAATGTCAATTGCGTTTAGTAGAAAATCATCTTTAACTACTACGCCACCATTTGACTGCTGCAGACTTCCCATACCACGAGTCGATACCCCTAGATTGACGCCACCACTAAGAAGACCTTCTACAATCTTACCCATCGGGGTGTCTAATATTGAGGCTTTTCCCACAACATCGTTCCCATCAAATTGAAGAGATTCGATTTTGTGTGAAACTTTGTCAAGGTTAACAGTTGGACCTTCCGGATGATTTAATTCACCAACTGCTCTTCCCTTTGAAACTTGATCGGTAACATATTTACCAACAGCCTTTTCCATAACAGGCTTTGGATAAACTCTACCGTTTCTATTCTTTTGCTCTGCTTGAGCAAATATACCTTCGATATAATACTTCTTACCACCATTTTTCTTGGCTTCAGTAAGTACTTCTAATCTTTGGTCTGTATATTCTGATATTAATTTCATCTTTTTTTATACTGTTTTACAAATTCTAATCCTGCTTTCTCAGCTTCTCTTTGAGATCTGTAAGCATCCAGTTCCTCTCCATCAACATAGGTAATATATTTACCCATCTTGTAATGCACCATTACTGGGACACCTAGAATCCTTTTCATTGAAACATGTCTGCCAGGTGGCATCTTTGCTTCTCTAAGTTGAGAAAAAGATTTCATTTTTTGTTCCTCGTATATATTTATATAAAATTAATCTTCTACCGGATCTTCTTCATCGATAATTTCATCATTTTCTTCATAATTATCATCAATTTCTTCATCAGAAGCTTCATCTGTACCATCTACATCATCTTCCATAGAAGCTTCAATATCATCTACTTCATCTTCAACAGGTTCTTCATAACCATTAAAGACAGTATCAGCCATTCTAATTTTTTCTTGATCTAAAGCATCTTGTACCTTTTGACCCATAAGATCACCAAATACTTGATTAGCTTTATTATAATCCTGACCCAAAGAATGATTAATTAGATCTTCTAATGGGTTAGTTTGAATTTCTTGTTCTACGTTTTTTTCTTGTTCCATAATTTATTCCTCTGGTAATTGATCTTGATCTGGTTGTTCATCACCAGATTGCTTGCCCATTTGCTCAATATCTTCATCATTAAAGTGAAGTACATTTTTCATAATCCACTCTCTTGAGAAATATTGATCTACATAATTATTAACCATATCAAGTGTTTGAACTTTTTCACGTAATACCTCTAAATCTTTTAATTCAGAGAAATGATTATCACGAATATAGTCAACAGTGATGTCATTCTTAATATCTTCCCAATCAGCTTCTGTAATAACACCTTTTAGAATTAATTGAGTTTTTAGAATGTTTAAGAATAAACCACCAAATCTTGCACGAAGTCTATCAACAAACTTCTGAAACTTCAATTCATCTCTTGTAATTTCTGAAGATCTACCAAGAGAGAATTGTTGTTCCTGTTCCAAACGAGCAATAGGTACATTTAATGATCTATATAATCTCTTTTGGAAATAAACGATATCATCAATCTGTCCAAGATTTTCACCACCAGGTAATGTAGAAATTTCAGTACCTCTACCACCCTCTCTTCTTGGTAACCAGAAATCTTCTAGTAATGATTGATGTTTACGTTCATCTTTAATTTCACCAGTCTGAGAATCATAAACTAATTTATTACGATATCTCGTCATGATGTCTTTCATATATTGTTCAGATTTACCTCGTGGGAGGTTACCTACATCAATATAAAAAATTCTTCTTTCAGGAGCACGAGCCAAACGATAGATAACCAAAGAGTCTTCCATCATTCTTAATTGATTTAACGGCTTAAGTGCTTTATGTAAATGTGATAAAACTTTTTTACGACCCTCATCTAATAAACCAGATGTAATATAAGATACAGAATCTAAACTCATCTTCACACCACCAGATTGTTGACCTGGTTTTTCTTGGAAGATAAAGTACTCATCTACTTTTTCAATTAGATTTGCACCTGTTTGTGGATCTTTTTTCTTCTTGACTTGTTTTACTTTACGTATTCTAGCGGCATCAATATATCTAATTTCTTGAATACCTGCTTTTAAATTATTTTCGTCGACTACTAAATGGTGAAACATTCTACCATCTACGTACCAACGTTTAAATATGTCATGCCCATTCTCATTAAAATTGAGCATTGAAACGATAGTATCAAATTCTTCTTTAATACCTTTTTTGATATTATCGCTTACTTTGAGATCATCCATTTTAACATCAACTGCTTGTGTATTTTCACCAGCAATGATTGTTTCACCAACGATATCTTCTAATGCTGCATCAACTTCTGGATGTTGAGCTACACCACGATATTTCATAATCAGTTGGTAATTATCTTTGGAATCATCTCCGTCTAGATTAATATATTGTCCATAATGTGTTCCAGCAGCGGTCACATATCCGGCACCATCTTCATCACGCGCAGGAACAACTGACGGCTTTTTCTTAGCGTCTTCTTTTTCCTGACGTTTTATTTCAAAACCAAATAGTCTAAAACCTCTATCGTCTGCCATTTTTTTCCTCAAAATATAGGAGGGCAGAATTGCCCTCCATAATTTTATTTATACCCCTATTAACCGTCTGTTGTATCTGACGTCCAGTACTGATATGTGAAAGTTACTGTGAATCTTTCAACATTATCATTGTCAGCATAACTTAGTTCAATAGGTGAAATTTCCGTTGGGAATGCATCCTTGAAACTGTAAGTTTTAATTACACTCTCATCTCTATCAAACTGTTCTACTTTAAGATCAGCCATATAGAGTTCAGGATTTTGTACACCACCAGCATCTGAATGATTTGCAATTGCATTCATCCATTTTTCCATTTCATTTCTAACTTTAAAGCCCGTGTCATTGATTACTGTTACAGTCCATACATCAAACGTTCTATCACCAGCCATTTTAAGCTGTCTACCTCTAAATGGTACAATTAATGTACCAACACTAGAAGCTGGTAATTGAGCTGTTTCACACATGAATGAAGCAAAATCAACGTCTAATTCAACACCTAGACCGCCACGTGGGTTTGCAAGAGTAACCTGAAACAGATTAGGTCTTGCGCCTCCACCAGCTAGTCTGGCTTTAAATTCGTCTACACTTCCTAATGCCATTTTCTATTCTCCTTACACTGTGCCTACAACTTCTTCAAAATCAACACCGGTTCTAACTGCAACAAAGTTAAGAGTTACATAGTTAATTGAACGTGCTGGTTTGATAAAGATGTTTGCAATAAATTCATTACGATCAATGACTGCAGCAGTATTAACAGTTTCATCAGCTACGATTCTGAAGTCTGTAATACCTCTACGACCTTTGATGTCCCTTAGAACTGGCTCAATAACGTTTAC